ACAACTATCACACTTGAAACCCTTGCCGATAAATACGGCGAGCCTGACCTCATCAAGATAGATGTTGAAGGCGCTGAGTGGCAAGTTTTCTTTGGCATGGAACGCAAGATGGGCATGATTACCTTTGAGTGGACTTGGGAAACAATCGGCTCTCATGCAGGGCAGTTAAAGTATCTAGCCTCACTTGGCTACACAGAGTTTTCAATTCGGTTCATTGAGAATCATCTTCAATTTCCACCTGACGATGATTGGCTGCCGATTGATTTTGCAGATTCACTACAAGGACAAATTGATGCTCGCGCCCGCGCGTGGGAATCGCATGGATGGAAAGTAGCAAACCTACGCCCAACTGCTGATGTTGGAATGTTGTGGGTTCGATAACATAAGGAGAAACTATGGGTCTGCTTGACCGTATCGCTGCGCGAGTAGCGGCAGAGATTACTAAAGCCCCAACACTCCCAACTGGTTCAGTTGCGATGACAGAAACACAGATGCGTAACCAAGCTATTAACCAAAACTCAGGTTATGGCACACAGGTTCCACTTCCACGCGATTCTAATATCGCCAATGTGCCGTTCTCTCCTGGCGTTCCTTTAGTACCAGGTGCGATTAACCCTCTTGGTGAAAGAGGCCGCCCTGACCCACGCCGTTATGAATTTCTTGTTGCTCAGAACATCAACATCACCGAAACACGCCTTGTTCCTTTCAAAACACTTCGCGCTGCTGCTGACCAAATTGACATCATTCGCCGTTGCGTAGAAGTTCTCAAGGCTAAGGTTTCAGCCCTTGATTGGGATATTGTTATTTCAGATTCAGCAAGCGAAAAGATTATCTCTGAATCAGGTGGCAATCACTTACAGGCAATGGATGAAGCCCGCGAAAAGTTAGCTCCTGAGATTGACCGCCTTACAGACTTTTGGAAGATGCCTGATGTTCAAGAAGGCTTGACATTTGCCGATTGGGTTAAACTTTGCTTAGAGGAAGTCCTTGTTCTTGATGCTTGGGCGCTATGGCCTCAAAAGACTGTTGGTGGAGATTTACTAGGCTTTAAGGTTCTTGATGGTTCAACAATCAAGCCACTTATTAACGACCTAGGATTTAGACCAACTCCTGAAGAAGGCCCTGCATACCAACAGATTCTTTACGGCTTCCCTCGTACAGAATTTGGCATTACAGATGATTCTCCTGAAGCAGATGGCGAATTTACATCCGACCAACTGATTTACAACATAATGAACCGCCGTACATGGACTGTTTACGGATACTCTCCTGTTGAGCGTTGCCTCATGGTTGCAGACATTTACCTACGCCGTCAGCAATGGATTCGCGCTGAATACACCGATGGTGTTGTACCTGAGATGATATTTGAAACCGATGCGACCTTTGGTAATAACCCTGAGTTGCTTCGCGCATACGAGAACATCCTCAATGACGATTTAGCCGGACAGACAGAACAACGCAAACGCGCTCGCATTATGCCAGCAGGACTCAAGGCAGTTCAGCTCACAGGCTATGGCGAGAAGTTCTCAGATGTCTTTGACCATTACCTTGTTACCTCTATCTGTGGTCACTTTGGCGTACTTCCAAGTGAAATTGGATTTAGTCAAAAAGGTGGCATGGGTTCTTCAGGTCATCAACAAGGTGAAGCAGAAGCAGGTCATCAACTAGGACTTGAGCCTTTACAAAATTGGCTTGCTAAGATTATTACCAATCTTTCTTACTCATATTTAGGTATGCCACGCGAACTTGAATTCAAATTTATGCCAGCAACTCGCAATGACACAGAACAACAAGCAAAGCGTGATGATGTAGAAGTTCGCAATGGCGGTATGACTCTTAATGAGCATCGCGCTGAAAACGGACAACCACTTATTGACTCACCTGAAGCAGATATGCCAATGCTTGTTGCCGGACAATCTGTGTATCTCTTTACTCCTGACGGAGTAGTTGCTGCGGGTACTTCACTAGATGCTAATGGCGTTCAAGATAACGAACCATCAGCTATCGAAGCGCCAAAGCCTGAAGTTCCTGACACACCTGAGCGAACAGAAGTCAAGAAGTTCATGCGTTTTGTTAATCGTGGAACGCCTATGCGCCCATTTAACTTTGAACATCTTGACCACGCCTACGCTGAGGTTCTCAATAAGTTTGTTGAGGAAAAAGACCTTGATGGAGCGCGTTGGTACGCTGAACGCTATTTGGGATTGTAATGCTGTGGCAAGCGAGCGGGGCGAAAGTTCGCATAGCCGCTAAACACGCAGACAAGATTCGTAAAGGCTTTCAGAAGGCATTTAACGCAGATGACATTGTTGAGAAATGGTTTCACTCTCATATCGGAGCTTCATCAACGACAACACAGCAAGCCCGCGATTGGGCTTTAGCAAGTATTACGCCTAACAAGAAATACCTTTTAGATGCCCTTAAACCTCTTTATGCCGATGGTTGGGTATTAGGCACAGTAGCCGCTCAAGAAGCTCTTAGAGGGGTTCAAAAGGCTCCTGATGTAGGCGTTGTTGATTGGAATACTTGGAAGCCAGGTAATCAAGCGGCAGCAGAACTTATTAAACCTTCAGGCGGGCTACAAACTTTGTTAGACCGCAGAGGGATAGTCATTGATGGCATTTCTAACACCAAGTTAGACCGTATCGGTACTGTTCTTGGCAGGGCGCTTGCAGATGGAATAACACCACGCCAAGTATCTATCATGGTTGACAGAGTAATCAACGACCCTCAACAAGCTTTGGTAATTGCTCAGACCGAAATGAGTCGAGCAGTATCAGTCGCAGCTCGTAACGACTACATCAACTCAGGCGTTGAGCAAGTTGAATGGTTAGTAGCCGTTGGTTGCGAAGATTGCCAAATGAACGCTGATGCTTCACCGCTAGGCATAGATGAGGTATTTCCATCAGGAGATACAGAGCCTCCCGCTCACCCAAATTGTATGTGCGACCTTGCACCTTATGTAGTAGATACATCAAACCTCTAGGAGAAACAAATGGCACTAGTCCAAACAAATAACACCGTAGGAACAACAGCACAAATCGTGTTTACTGTTCCAACAGGTAATCGTCAAAATATCCCTGTCTATATTGATAACTTGGATACTGCTGCCATTTGGATTGGCGATGCGGCAATTACAACATCAGGTGCAACACAAGGTATCAAACTTGCCGCAGGTGCAAGCCGTCAGTTGTGGATGAACTCAGGTGACACGATTTACGCAATTTCAGCCGCAGGTACAGGCGCGGGTCTAGTAGTAATAACAGCATCGGTCTAAGGAGATAAATATGGACTTTACAACCTCATACGCCGCCATCATCAAAGCAGACAAGCAAGAAGATGGCTCACTTATGGTGTACGGCAAGGCAACAGATGACAGTATTGACATGGACAACCAAATTTGCGATGCAACTTGGCTAGATTCAGCAATGCCACAATGGTTCAAGTCAGGTGGCAATATCCGTGAACAACATTCAAATATAGCGGCAGGAGTGGCAAAAGAATATGAAGCGAAAACTGATGGTCATTATATTACTGCTCATGTTGTTGACCCCGTTTCTGTTAAAAAAGTGGAAGCAGGAGTTCTTAAAGGCTTCTCAATAGGAATCAAGTCACCACGCGTTGTGCGCGATACAAAGGCTGCCAATGGTCGCATTGTTGACGGTCAAATCATTGAAGTCAGCCTGGTGGACAGACCCGCTAATCCAAACGCAAAGCTCATTATGGCTAAGAGCGTTGAGGGTGAATCTTCACTAGTTCAGGTTGAAGAACTACACGAATACTCAGCACCACTTCCAAGTGATATTGCTAAGGCAGCAAAGCCACGCAAGAACATTGTAGAAGCAATCAAGGCAGTTAAGCCTGATACCGCAAAGTTTAATCAAATTGCTTTCGATAATGCTCGCGCTGCCGTTGCTCAACTTATCCAAGTTGAAGCACAAGAAATGGCAACAGGCGCGGATGAAACATATTCCCTCGGACAACTCGTAGAGGTGGCAAATCACCTTATGGCTTGGTATGCAGGGGAACAACAAGAGGGAGAAACTATGTCAGAACCAATCGAAATGTCAGTTGAGGCTGACACGGTTAAAGAGCCTGATACAACCGCAGGGTGCGATTGTGCTGGCTGTGTTAAATGTAAGACTAATGGTGGATGCGATTCTAAAATGTGTAAAGGTTGCACAAAGAGTTCGCACATGGCTGCCGAAAAGTCTGAAACAGTTGACAAGTGCTTAGATTGTGGTTGCCACAAGCCATCAGAAACACATGGTCGCACCGATGTATCAACTGCTCAAATTGTTACACCTGAACAGGGTGCTGGCTCAGAGAAGTCTGCTGATGCCGATGCAACTGTTGAAGAAATTGTAGCTGAAGGCGAAGCAATCGCCGATGAAACCGTTGCCGAAGTTGATGCCGTAGTAGGCGAAACACCTGAAGCAACCGAAGAAGTTTCTGTTGATGATTCAGCAGAGAAAACCCTGCTTAGTGATGACACAGTAAATGCCATCATTGAAAAGGCCGTGTCAATGGTTACGGAATCTGTGAAAGCAGAAGTTGGGCTTGCTAAGGCTGCATTAGAGGCAGCAGAGAGCAAGGCAGCTTCGCTTGAAACCGAACTCGCACAGGCTAAATCAGCAGCGATTGGAAATGGGCCTAAGCGTTCATCAATCGCAGCAGGTAAAACCCAAAATGATAATCTGCTTGTAAAGGCTGCCGAATTTAATGCTAAGGCTGCTCGCACAACAGACTCCGTACTCGCTAAGGGCTACCGCGAAATCGCTAACGATTTAATCGCTAAAGCCTCACAAAGCGAATAATAAAGAAAAGGAAACCAAACATGGCTCAACTGCCTAAAGCAGCAGACCTGTTTGCCGATGCTACTGATGCAAAGTCATCAGCAGTTCGCATGGAAGAATATGTAGAAGTTCTAGGAAAGTCACTTTCCGCTTCTACAAACACACCAGGCGTATCTGCTCCGGTTGATGCAACAGCACAACTTGAAGCACTCGCAGCAAACAAGTCAATCTCACCTGATGCTCTTGGAGCATTGAACAGCGCCCTTGCTGCTCAGCGCCAAGCACAGGCTGACATCGTCAAAGACATCTCGCTTACATCTCCATTGTCATCATCTTTCGCAGCCTTTGACCTCGAAGCACCTGCAAAGCTCTTGACACCACGCCCAACACCACTTCGTAACAAGATTGCCCGTAAAAAGGGTGTCGGTACAAGTCATCGCGTAAAGCGCGTACTTGGTTACACAGGTACAGGTACAGGTGGAGTCGGTAACCTATGGCCAGGAATCACAGAAACATCAACAGCTACTTTCGGTTCAATCGCTTACGAGCGTGGCCCAAAGATTTCTTATGCTGCTGACGATTTGATTCTTCCATACAACACCTACTCACTATCTGACAGCGTTTCATTTGATGCTAACTTCTCAGGCCTTGGATTCCAAGACCTTCGCCAGTTGTCATCAACATCAACACTTTATGCAACAATGTTGATGGAAGAGCGCATGCTTCTTATGGCTCGCGGAACCGCAACAGGATACTCAGGAACACTATCTGCTCCTACAGTAACCGCAACTGCTGCAAACGCTTCAGGTACACAAGTTGGACTTGCTGCTTCAACACAGTTCTTCATCTATGTAACTTCTGATGCTGGTTCATTTGGTGAGTCTGTTGTTTCAACAGTTCAATCTCCAACAACCTCTTCAGGTTCACAGGTAATCACAATCACCGTTGGTGCTGTTACAGGCGCTCTTGGTTACAAGGTATATGTTGGAACAACAACAGGTGCAACAAACGCTAAGTATGTTGGCCGTTTCACAGGATTGACAGCAACACTTCAGGGTGCTGCTTCAACCAACACAACAAACAATAACCTTGTTTACTCAACATCAGGAGCAGTTGCTCCTTCTGCTGATTCATCTGCTTATGCAACAGGATATGATGGAATTATTCCTACACTTCTTGGTTCTGCTGGTGGATACAACAACGCAGTTAATGGTCAATTCTCAACCTCTAACCCAGGTGCGGAATATCAGACTGTGTTCTACAACCTCTACAACAATGTTAAGGCTGACCCTGATGAGATTCTCATTAACGGTTCAGACCGCAAGCAACTCTCTGATGCAATCAAGAATGGCTCAACTGCAAACTACCGTTTGAACTTGACCCAAACTGATGCAGGAGATTATGTTGGTGGAGCTACTATTGGTGGTCTATACAACGAAGTAACAGGCAAGTTAGTGGACATCACAGTTCACCCTTGGTTGCCACAAGGTGTATCACCAGTTCTTTCTTACACCCTTCCAATTCCTGACACAGAGGTCAGCGATTGTTGGGCAGTTTACAATGTACAGGATTACATGGGTAAAATTGAATGCCCGGTTGCGGCGTAAGTCGTAATATAAATTTCGCTGTATCGGTGAAGTCCTTCAAGAAATAACAGGGTAATACCGAGGCAACCTGCGAAAGCAGAGAGTCCGTAACGACTACACGCGAAACTCCTTAAAATTAAGGATGAAGATATAGTCTGACCTTACAAGATGATAAATTGTAAGAACCTAACAGAAATGATTAGGTCGCTCGAAAGAGTAGTAACAATGGCCACCGATTCAATGGCCTGTAACACAATTTTCTTACGACTTCAGCACATACTTCCGTGGAACATTCATGGCACAAGCTCCGGCTTGGTCAGGTATCGTTTCAGGAATTGCATCTGCATAGTCCTAAGAACAATATCGAGCAAGGCGTACCTTTGGGTGCGCCTTGTTCCATTTCAGGAGAGGCGCAATAAATGACAAGAATTATCCCACCACAAGGTTTGCGTGAAGTATCCGTTACAACCGAGCGTGGCACTAAAACTTACAAAGCAAATAAAGATGGCGTTATCAATGTTGATAATCCTAAACACGCCGCTCAAATGAAATACGAAGGCATGGGCGAAGGAAATGCAATGGGAACAATTCGTAACCCATCAAAAATAGGTTTTACCTGCAAAAATTGCGGGTTTGGTTCATTCTTCAAAAAATGCTCAAGATGCGGAGAAATAAATGAGTAATGCGTATTCAGGTACAACCCACCAGTTCTCAACGCCATACTTGACCCTTACTGAATTCAAGAACGCTCCAACGGCGATTGACATTGACAACCTTGTTTGGAACTCACAAGACCCTGATGTTCAAGATGCGGAATTAGCCAATGTTATTGCTAGAGCAAGTTCATGGATTGATACTTACTGCAACCAAGTCCTCGCAGCAACCACAGAAACCGAGCAACAACGCTCTCGAATTCGTGATGACGGTACTATCCGTTTTCACCCACGATACAACCCAGTAATTGCTCTCACAAGCCTTCAATACGGCTCACCTAACTATCAGCTCACCACAGTTCAAGATTGCTCATACGCTTGGATTGAAGATTCTCAAATTGTCTTTCCTTATGCGATGCTTGCCACAACTTATACAAATCAAGGCCCACTACAGTTTGGCTTTCCTACAACCGCTCGCCAAGAGGTATTCCTCAAGTATTCTTATGTCAATGGTTACGCTAACAGCACTATTGCTACGGCAACCGCAGGGCAAACTAGCCTAACTGTTAATGACGGAACAGGTATCACCGCAGGGCTTACCCTCAAGATTTATGACGGCTTTAGTTCAGAGTTTGTCACAGTAGCTTCTACCTATACATTTGGCTCAACCACGATTCCACTTGTCGGCACACTTGCTTATAACCACGCATCAGGAACTTCTATCTCTGCCCTACCGCCAGCAATCAAGGAAGCCGCAATTCTTGTGACTACCTCAATGCTTAAAGTTCGTGGCGATAACTCAATGGTGATGAGCGTTGCCTCACGCGCCTCAGAAGCCGTACCTGGCTCACAGAAGTTAGGCACAGAATTAGCCATTGCGATGAACTTGCTTGCTCCTTATCGCAGGATTAGATAATGGCTTTATCAGGTCGCGCAGCCGTTCGCTCAACACTTGCAACCTTTATTGGCAACCCACCGGTTCAAGGTATTAACCAAGTATTTACTGCCTTTCCTAAGCGTATTGACTTTCAGGTTAATGCCCTGCCTTCTCAGCTATCTCGTTGCGCCGCAGTAATCCATATTGACTCAGAGCGTGAAAATCGTTTGGCAATAGGTGGAGCTACAAATGGGTGGAAGCGTATTGACTACTCAGTAAACATTCAATTATTTCATCATTCTATGGAACGCAAGTCAGAAGATGCTATGGCTGATTTTGACAATGTAGTTGACAATCTAAAGGCAAAGTTGCGCTCAGACCACCAATTCGGTGACCCATCAGGAAACCTTGTATGGCAAGGCGCAGAGCCAGTAATAAATGTAACTTTTGGTGAGCCTGTTTCTAATGACGGAACATCCACCGAAATATGGGCAACATTGAACTTCGATGTTACTCAAATGATTCAAGCATAGGAGAAACAATGCCGACATATAAATACAACGGTGAGGATACCCGCGAGTTCCCAACTATCGGCTTAACCGTAAAAGGTGGAGATACTTTTGAGGCTCCCGCAGATTTTGATGTTGCAAATGTAAGTCTAGTCAGCAAGAAAACAGCACCAATCACAACCACAGAGGAGAGTGAATAAATGGCAGTCCAACCTTCCGTCAAATCGTATTTAGGATTGGCGCTAGAAACA